TAAACTCAATATTTTCTGTACCTTGCTTTAATATTTCAGAATACTTATTTGTAGTTTTTATTGCTTCACTTAAAATATGAAAATCAGTAGAGTTTATTGCAGTATTAGATATTTTAGAGAATATATTGTTTTCTACTATTAAAGAAAATGGAGCTGTTTGTTCTAAAGAATTATTTTCTCCATAAATTGCTATCTGACATGCATATACTCCATTTTCATTTGAAATTACATTTGTTATAGGTAATTCAATTTCGCCTTGGCTAGCATTAGTAATATTTAAGGCTAAGATATTACTTTTTTTATTTCTATACTCATTAACGTAAGCCATTATAGCTATCTTATTTGTTAGATCTATTCTTCTTTTATTTTTACAGATATATATTTTATATACCTCGCTTAAATTATCTCCCTCTATAGTTTTTATAGAATTTTCATTGTAATTATCTACGTTTACTATTATTTCTTTCATATTTTTCTCCTTTCTATATTATGCTATTTCATATTTATTTAATTCTGGATTAGGTTTTAAAAGCAACTTATCATTCTTAACTATAAATTTTTCTAAATTATTTAATACATAATTATCTTTAGGTACAACTATAGCTCCATAATTAAAATCTCCTAAACTATCTCCATAATAAGTTTTTAAATCTTGTCTACCTAATGCATATCCACGAATAGTCCCTGTTTCTTTACCAAAAAATAGAGTCATAACATTATTAAAATCTTCTATACTTCCTTCAATTATTTTTGTTTCCATTTTTTCTCCTTTCTAAGCTAGTGCTATTACTACCGCATTTATACTTTGTGGTTGAACATCACCAGAGTTTTCTCCATTTTGAATACGACAATAGCCTTCAACTGGGCAATACATATATCCATCTTGTTCATAAGCTTCTCCTTTAGCATTAACAGCAACATGAAATGGAAAAAAGTTTCCGCTTGTATTATAATAATATCCCTTTGGGACTACTCCCCAAGTTAATGTTTCTTTTCTTTTTGTAAATTCTTTAGGAAGTTTTACATTAACAGTACCTGGATTACCTGCGGGAATAGAAAAAGCTGCAATGTACTTTAAAGCAACATATTTGTTATATATTCCTTCGGTTACATACTCTAATTCTCCTTTGTCATTAGTATTAGAATAAGTACCATTACCATCTCCCCAAACTATTCCCGTCTTATCAACTTGAAAATTTCTAGTATATAATTCTTTTAAATTATCTATAAATGGTATATCTAAAGAACCCTCATAAAGCATTACTTCACTAACCCAAAAAGTTGATACTGTACTTGTTGATACATTGCCTATGTAAATAGGCATTGTCCCTTCTCGAGCCATGAATGTAAGTGAAACTTCTACCCATTTGTTATATCCTTGTTCTACTTTGAATAAAGAGCCATTCCATTGATTATCATTTCTTACCATTAAACCTGGTGTGCCTTCTTCTACTTTTAGTTTTGCTTTAAAGGTATAAGTTTTACCATATTGCAAACCTGAAATTGTTTGAGTTATGCCTTGACTTCTCTTTATGCATTGTAACTTTAATGAGAATTTGTGGCTTAAAGAAGTATCTGGTTGAACTGAATAAGAAGTTGTACTATCCCATAGCTCCCAGTTCTTATAATCTCCAGTATTGAATATTGGATTACTAATCATATTGAAATAAGATGTTTTTTCTACTATATCTTTAAACTCATTAAATGCTTCTAAATTTTGATTTATGCTATTAGTATTTTTATCTATTAAACTCTTATTTTTATTTATAGCAGTAGCATTTTCTCCTATACTTACTTTCATAGAATTAAGTTCCCCAACTGTCTTTAAAGCTTCATCTAATGCTTTATATTCATTAGTTCCTTCAATAGCATTACCTGTCATCAAGTCCTTATCTACTATTAAATTAAATCTATTTGAACTAAGAATACCACCGTTATCTGTAGTTATCTTTAACATATATTCTATAGTTCCTGGCACTAATAAAGCATCCGTTAACTCTAATCTTGCTATTCCTTTAAGTCCATCTACTATAGTAAGATTATTAAATATTTCATTGCCTTTACTATTGAGAGCATAAACTCTAACAATACAATGGCTTATATCTAAAATCTTATTAGCTGCTATAAATTTAAAATCTATAAAGCGTGTTTTAACATCATGCTCTATTGCTTTAATCTCGATTAATTCATCTCTATCTATATAAACTGTTTTAGTCTGTATATATTGCATAATACCCTCCTTTCTAAATAAAAAAGAGTAGAAATTAATCTACTCTCTTATACTGTATCTCCAATTCTTAAAGAAGGAGCTACATCAACTGGTGTACCATTAACTCTAAGTTCCCAATGGCAATGAGGTCCAGTACTATTACCAGTTGTACCTGACTTAGCTATTACTTGTCCTGCTTTTACTGTATCACCCTCATTTACTAATAACTCTGAATTGTGAGCGTAAATAGTGACTAATCCACCTCCATGGTCTATAAATAAATACTTACCATAAGAAGTAGTTAACTCTCTTCGCTTTATAACAGTTCCACTTTTACTAGCTCTTACTGGAGTACCTTCTGGAACCCCAAAATCTGTACCACTGTGTGGAGCACCACTAGGATAATGTCCAAAGAGTGCAGTTACTTGTCCACCAGTAACGGGAATAATCCATCCGTTACCATAAGCATTATTTACTGTTTTAAAATTACCAGTAGAATCTATTCGAGGTGGTAACCATCCATCTCCATTGTTTTCTGTAACAACACTTCCAGTTGGATTCCCATTTCTACCTAGTATAGGGATTTGTCTTTTTTCATAACGGCCTTGGAAATATATATTTGCTTCTGCAATTCTTCTAAGTCTTAAACCTTCTAACCTATTCCCTGCATCATCATGTATATAGAAATTTTCCCATATAGGTCTTATATAAGCTTCATCAGTTGGATTTCTTCTTATAGCATTCATAAGACTATTATTAGCACCTATAACACCAGTTCCTGCATTGAAAGCTAAATCTACTAAAGCATCAAATTGCTGTTGAGTTGTGCACCCTAAAGCTTTAACTTTATTTACTATAGGTTTACCATATCTATTAATTTTTAATGTATAACTTTCTTTGGCTGCTAATTCTTCTGGAACTGGTTCATTAGCTTTTAATTTAGCGTATATATCGGGTTCACTATGAGTTACCCCATAACCAATGGTAAGAACGCCACCACTATCTCGATATTCATATCTACCTAAACCTTCATAACCTTTTAGGTATCTAAAGCAATTAGAACTCATTACACCATTTTGCCAATCTCCATCAGCTCCTCCGCCAATTGGAGCGTTAGGATCAAATACAGTATTCCCACTTGTATTTTTTATAACTCCATTTAATATTACATCTCCATCTAAAATTATTTTCCCTTTTTCAAGTTTTATAGTAACATCTTCATGTTTTATTATAGTTTTCTCATTACTAGTATAAATAAAGCATTTATCATTTAAAGAACTCAAAACAGCACTATATAAATTTCTATTTTTAAAGTCAATGTCTTCATACACTCGTATAGGTTTATTATTTTTATCTTCTAAGATATTATATTTATCAAATTCAATATAAGAAGGAGTTTTATCACTATCTTTTTTGGAATATCCAAGTGATAAAGCACTGTCAATATCATTTATTAGACCTATTAAAGGTTTATTTTCATTTCCTTCACTAATAAGTGCCGTTAAAGCCCCTATATAATCTCCATTCTTTTTCCAGTTAAATAGTTTAATCATATTGTTTTCGATTAATATAGCATCTTTTCCATTATTTCTAAATAAAGCTCCTCCAGGTTTATTTAAATCAATTTCAAAAGAAGCATCCATATTTTGAATAAGAACTGTTCTAAGTTTTCCTATTATCAAATCAGCTATAATTCCTTTAGGGGTAACAGCAGTTTTAAAATTCCAATCAGAATTATCATCTAATCTTTCATCTGATAGAAGAATTCCTTTTGTTCCACCTTGCAAGCAACCAAAATCAGGGTCATTTGGATCCAAAACTTCTTGAATCCAAGCAACTACATCTGATTTTTTAGCTCTGCTTTTTTGTGCTAATAAAGGAGCCTTTAAAGCATTTATTGCTCCTTCAAGTTCAGAACTTTTAACAGTTCCATTTTCATTTAAAATTGAATTAACCTTTTGAGTAGTATCACTTTGATTTTGAAAATAATTTTTTACTACATCACCTATGGTAACATCAATATATTTTTCTTTTAATATATCCCATTTGTAGCCAATACAACGTACTTTTATATCGATATCTAAATCTAAATGTTTAGCCGTTAATGTATCACCTAAATTTATGTTAACTAAGTCTTTTACAAACTTATATTTTTCTGTATTAGATAATGCAGCTACTTTAACATTCCCAGTTATTTTAGGCTTATCTATACCATTTTCAAAAAGCTTTTTACATTCTTCTCTTAAAGCATTATAAAGCTCTTCTTTAGTTTCAAAAATTATACTTCCATCTTCAGTATCTTCAGATTCATTTTGTAGATCCCCTTTAAATTTCAAATTGCTAAATTCAATATATTTTTCATATACAATTCTATATTTGTTTATTAAAGGACTATCTATAAATAATTCAGGTAGTCTTCTACCATTAAAAGCAACTGGTTTAATTCTAGTAACTATATCTTTTCTATTTTCTTTTAGGCCAAGATCTAACATATTGGTCCCATAAATAATTTCAAGCCCCTTATCTTCTCCAATACGCTCGTTTATATAGACATTAAAGTTATCAAGAAATATTTCTCCACCCCATCTATTTATAATTGTATTGTCCTTATTACTTCCATTTATAGCTTCAATTCTATTTTGCTTAACAAAGTAACAAGTATTAATCTTTTTAATATTAGAGTAGCCAGTAAACTTAGTACCATTAAATAAAATATTTAAAGCTCTTTGACAATTGCAATTAACAGCTCTTATATCTTCTGTAGTTGAATAATACAAATCAAAGAAAATATGTCTAGCTTTAATTTTAAGACCAGTAGTTAACATATTTTTATCTATGCTATAAATAACAAATAATTGACCTTTTGAATAAGGGGTAGGAGCTTTTATAACCCCATTACCATTTATTATTTTCCATCTACCTTCTTTGTCGTAAGGGTGATTTATTTCAATTTCACAAATACCATTCATAGTTATATCAAATATTGCTTTATTAGGTACTAGAGTAACATCACCGTCAAATTCATAATTAGTATTATTCCCTTTGTAATATTCAATACTCATAGTGTCCTCCAATTAGGAATTAAGGTAAAAGATTCTAAATTGCTTCCTGGAGTTAGTTCATAACTTAAAATATTATCTCCAGGAATAAGCTCTAAATCTTCCCATTCTCCTTTTTTTCTTTTGCCTTCAAAATATCCATTTCTTAAAGTTAATTTTCTAGGAATATCTACAATTATTTCATCTGCTAAGTCGATAGTAACTATTTTTGAATTTATATTTAATTTAATGGTTCCATTACCAACTATTTTATAAACTGGTTCTGCATTAAGTTGGAATTCATTAAAAAGATTATTTTCAAAATCAATTTCATACTCTCCATTGACTGAGTATAAATAAGGTGAACAAGTAAAGTTAACTGTAGCAGTTCCACAAGTTTGAAATTCAGTTATAAATTCTTTAAGGTCTATCATTTTTACTTTATAAAAGAATCCCAAATCATCAGAAAGAATAAAGTGGTCATCCTCTATAAAAGACAACCACTTTTTAATCTCTCTATATTTAGTTTCAATTAATCTTTTATCAAGAATATCCATTTTTACAGGAATAGTAATATCTTCATAGCCACCATCAACTTCAACAAGATCTTCTCCTCCTGGAATCTTTATAGTTGATTCTTTTCTTTTTGGAAATGGTATTGTAATTTCTAAAATTTTTATTTTAAAATCTGTCCATGAATTTTTATGATTAAAATTAAAAGAAAATGGCTTACGCAAAACTGAAATCACCTCCTGTACTTATTGTGTAGCTGTCTTGGCTTTCACCTATATTTTCGATAACTTTTTGTGTTGTATGTCCTGCTAATTCTTCACCATCTAGGTAGTTTTTATTTTCGATATTTAAAATAAATTTTCTTGGATTATTTTCATCATTATTATTGTTTTTATTGATAATTTCAGTTGTATTTCTTGAAACTATAGAAGCACCTAAACTTTGTGATTCATAAGCTACTTTAGCTTTCATCTTTCTAGTTAAATTCATTAACTTTTCTTTCATATTGCTTTGTAAGTTAGGCATTCTTTTTTCAATACCAACTTCCATACCTTGTACAGTATAATCACCGACAGGAATCATTTTTCTAGCTGGTGAATGAATTCCAAGTGCTGCCTTAGCACCATCAACAATACCACTAAAGAATCCATGTACTTGATCCATGAACCAGTTTTTAGCGTTAATAATACCTTGCCAAATTCCTTCTACTATACGCTTTCCTATATCAACCATTTTACCTGGAATAGATTCTACAGTTTCTATAATAGATTTAACTAACTGTTTAGCTGAATCCACACCAGCATTCCATAAATCTACTCCCCAAGCTTTAACTTTAGAAACAGTATTTACTAACCATTCCCAAATTCGACCTGGTAACTTTGAAAAATAATCTATTGTATTCTTCAAAAATTCAGCAGCTATTTGACCAGCTTTGACACCCATGTCATAGCCCCACTGTTTTACTTTGTTTATAGCATTAGTTAACCAAGTCCATAACCTACCTGGAAGTTGAGAAAACCATGTTATAGTATTTGTTAAAAATTCAGCTGCAATCTGGCCAGCTTTAACTCCCATGTCATAGCCCCATTGCTTGACTTTATTTATGGAATCTACTAACCAAGTCCAAATTCGACCAGGTAATTGAGCGAACCAATTAGTAATATTATCTATCCAAATAGGCACGTTAGTAGTAATGTAATTAAACATATCTACTCCCCACATAATAAGTTTTGTAACTACAAAACCTAAAGCAAACCCTATATGATGTGGAAGTTCTGAAAACCAATTAGCTATACTTTGAATCCAACTAGGAATAGTTTGAGTAAAGAAATTCCATACATTGTCACCCCAATTTTTGAAAGTTGCTAATGCATCAACCCCCCATTGGATTATAGAATTTTTAATATATTCAAAACCGTTAACGAAGAAATCTTTAATATTAGTTACTAAATTATCTATAAAATTTCTAAAGCCTTCACAATGTTTATAGGCTAAAGCAAAAGCACCAATAAAAGGATTAACTATAAATAATAAGATCTCTTTCCAATCTTCTTTAAAGAAATTAACTACCTTCTTAAAAGCATTTGGTATTGTTTCTGTAAAAAAGTGAGATATACCATTCCATGCTGAAATACAAGCTTCCTTTACTGTTTCCCACATGCCAATCCAAAAATTTCTAAACTCTTCGGATGTTGTCCAAAAATAAACAAATACACCAATTAAAGCTACTAAGCCTGCAATTAACCATGTTCCAGGAAAACCTAAAAAAGCTAAGTTAGTAGCCCATTGAGCTGCTGCTGTACTTAAAGATTCGGCTTCTAAAATTCCGAAAACAGATGCGAGTCCTTGTACCATAGGAATTATACTTGAAATAATACTGTAAGCTTTAAATGCTAAAGCTAGACTACCAGCTATAGTTGCTAAAAATGCTATAGGTTGAATATGCTCTGAAACCCAAATACCAAAATTAATAAGCATAGGCAATACTATTGTTTGTAATATATTCCCTATGTTACTTAATAGGTTAACTAATGGACTAAGTTCAGGAATAGTTTTATTAATAGCTCCACTTAATCCATCTGTTCCAACTAGCTTAACGAATTCCTCAAACTTTGGTAAAAAACTACTTAAAGAACCTTTTATACCTTCAAACCAGTCTTGGGCTAAATAACCCCATAAAACACTAAGGTTATCTTCTAAAGTAGACATCATTCCATTAAATGTTTGAGATTGTCCTTCCATAGCCCCTTTAGTATGAGAAGCTATGCTATCTATTGCTTTGTTATAAACATCTGCTGTTACTTTACCTTCAGAAGCTAATTTTTTTACTTGTGATACTGGAACTCCCATTACTTCTCCAAGAGCCTTAAAGATGGGAATGCCTCTATCTTGAAGAATGTTTAAATCTTCTGTATATGCAACTTGTGCTTGTTGTACTTGTGCATATTGACGAACCATTTCTTTTAATGAATCTTCTTGTATTCCAAAAGCTGAACCCATATCACCGAACTTAGTTAACTGATCAAATAACGCTTGGCCTTTAAAATCAGCGTTTGCTAATTGTTTGGCCATAGTATCGACGCCCATTTTCGAGAAGGGAGTTTCTGCAGCATAATCTGTTATCTTTTCCATCATTTTTACAGCTTCGGAATGGCTTCCTAAAATTGTAGTCCACGCTACCAAGGCTTGCTCTGAAAGTGCGTCATAACTTATCCCAGCTTTATAAATTTCTCTAGTATAATCCTTAATTTTATCTACAATATAAATGCCGCCTAATACGGCGGCAGTTTTTCTTGCTATTGCAGCAAGTGAATTCATATCTCTTTTTACTTTTTCAGTTCCAGATGAGTTTTCCCTTCTTATTTCACTCCAGGCTTTCTTCCATGCTTCAGACGAGCTCATACCAGCTTTCTTATATTCATGAGCTAACTTTGCAGCTTCTTTCTTTATATTTCTAGTTCCTTTTTCGATGCCACTATTATCAAGTTTAGTATCTATAATAACTGTTCCATCTGCCAATAAATTCACCCCCTTTTTTTTGCAAAATAAAAAGCACTTACAAATAAGTAAGTGCTTTTTCATATTATTTATTTAATAATTTATTTTTTTGAGATTCAAATTCTTCTTGAGTTAATATACCTTCTTTTAATAAAGAGTTTAATTTGCTTAATTCATCAGCAACAGATAAATTTGTAGGAGATTCATCACTATAGAAAGTATTTATCATATCAAGTTTTGAAAGAATCTTTTGAGCATTTTCATATGCAACTTTATAAATCATAGATGTATTTTTAACTTCTATATTAAGTAAATTTATAAAATAAATTTTATTATTTTTAGTAACTATTTTTATTTTTATACTTTTTATCTTAGAAGTAATTGTTTTTTTTCCAGTAACCCCTCCAACGATAGCACCAATACCACCAAATAAAACTCCTCCAACTAAAGCTCGTCCAACTCCACTTTTATTTATTACTGTATTACCATTTTCTAAAAGCTCATAATCTAAAATACTATCATATGTTATTAATTGAGGATTAAATTTAGGAGAAATTAATAGCTGTTTTGTATTATCATTAAATTTTATAAAGTCATCAACTTCATATGTTGCCTTAAAATTTTCAATTTCTTCACTAAAACCACCATTAATAGAATTGTTTTTAAATCTTTTTGAAAATAAAAATAAAATTACTCCAACTATGATTACTATTATTCCAAATGGAGGTAATGCAAAAGTTGATATTATTCCAAATAAAATAAAAAAGATAGATGTTATAAGATATAATTTAGAGTATCTTTTGTAACTTTTTTTTGAATATAAAGTTCCTGGTTTCATTTAATCATTCCTTTGTTTAATTTTTTACCATAATTATACTATAATTTTTCAAGGTTTAAAACTCCACCATTCATTAACATTTCTTCTATGTTATTTTTATATTCTTCATCTTCTTTACTAATTTTCTTAGGTAATTTAAAGAATTCTTTTTTCTCCTTATAAAACTCTCTTTCGCTTTTATCCATTTTACTTAAATCCATTGTTCTATAGTTCATTATTTTTACTATCATATTCTCCTCTGTGAGCCCCTCAAATAAGGCTCTAAACTTCCACCAATGTAAATACTTTATGGTTGATAAATCAATCTTATATTGGCTCATAAAGGCATCATAGATATATGCATTATCATGTTCAAAACAATACGCTTGTTCTAAATTATTTGAAGTAGTTTTTATACGTTTATTTAGCTCTTCTTTTTCATCTCCGCACCTATAAAACCACATGATGCTATTTATAGTTTCTTCTATATATTTCATAGGTGGAATTTTAGGAAAATACAATTTTAAAGCTTGTGTTATTTTAAGCTCGTCCTCTATATCTTCATCCTGCATTAATAATTCAAATAAAATAGATGTGCGGAAATCTGAATTTATATTATAAAACTTTCCACCAATTTTAACTTTAGTAGGAAGTTTATCTAATAATATATTATTCTTATACATTATCTTCTCTTATTTTTATTAAAATTATTTTTTCTTCTTTCAAGTCTATTAGGAGAATATTTACCTAACTTATTTTTCATATAAGCTCCAAGATCTCTCTCTTGTTTTTCTAATTCTTCTTTAAATTCAACAAAAGCCCCCATTGCTACTTTAAAATTTGCTTTGTCTTTAAATATTTTTTTAGCTGCATCTTTTCCAAGAATAGTATTAAAGAAATCTCCAACGCATTTTACTGTATATCTTATAAACTCTGCTCTAGTTTTTAGATTTTTTGGTGGATTTTCTAATTTTCTTGTTACCTTTTCAAATTCATTTAATCCTTTTTCAACTTCATCCGCATCAAAGGAATCATATTCAAATTCTACTCCATTTATTTTTATCATTTATATCACCTCAATTAATGTACTTTAGGCTCAAAGCCTTTTGTGAATGTTCTAGTTTGTGTATTAAAAGTTCCTACTTCTAAATCACCTTTAGTTAAAAATTTTCCTTTAGCAGTCATTTCTCCATCTTTAGCGGTTAATTCATCCACTTGTATAGCAATATTAAATTTTCTAGCTCTAAAAGTATTCTCAGTAGTACCTGGCTTATCTAAGTCAACTTTTACATATTCTGTTTCTGCTTCAGCACTTACTTTGTGTGTTTCTCCTATATCACAAATAAATTCTATTGCTTTCTCATCTCTTATCTGATCTGTTTCAAAACTAAACTCTGATTCATAACTAACAATAGATGATGTTGGAGATTTATCATTTACATATTGTTTTTTGCTTGTCTTAGCATTAGGACTTTCATTAATTTCAGTAAAACCTGTCCCCATAAAGACAAATTCTTCTCCAACTTTTAAATAGTCTGCTACTAATGTTCTATTTCTTATAGATTTCGCCATTCTCTCTACTTCCTTTCTATATAAATTAATCTTAATTGAATTTGGTATCTTGCTTTATCAATATCTGTTGCAAAAGCATATCCTGGCGTTAATATTTCTATCTTTTCAACTTCTCTGTTACCATCTAATATAGGTAAATCACCAGTTCTATTTTTTTCTTCTAACCATGAAGAAAAATTCTCATAAAAATTTATATTATCTAAATTTTTAGTAATACTTTCACCGTAACCTTCTCTACTACAAAAAATAAATTCTTCTTGTTTCATCTTACTTCCATCAATATATTTTTTTATTATTGGATTACAAGGTACTCTCTCTATTGAATAAACTGTTTCTGTATCACCAAGATAATCAACGTTAACTTTAGGCCTAGTCGCCCCTAAATAATCCTTTAAAAAAGGACATTCTTTTATGAATGTCCTTATACTTTCTATTATGTTAACTTCAACTGTATTCATTTAGCTCTTCCTCCTGCCATTTTAGCAACACTTTCGATAAGTTCATCTCCACGGTCTGCCATCATTCTAGGAATCCATAACTTTCCTCTCATTCCTCCACGATGTAGCCCTTGTTTCCCCATACCAGCATTCTCATAATATTGTTTTTGTGCATAAGGTGCATAGTATTTTATTTGTGTTGGCCTTATTTCAACCTGAGTATCTTTAAGATTTCCACTTTTCCAAGGGACATATGGATTTGAAAGTCTGGCCACTTCAGTAGTAAGGAATCTTTGCGTTTTCCCATCAGCATTTAATCCACGTTTAGCAAGTATTTTATTTACTGAATCTAACTTTATAGTAACGTCCATTATTTAGCTTGTACCTCCCAATGATGCAAGTATTCACTTCCAAAATCGTTAGTATCAATACTTATAATTGTTCCTACTTCATAAAAATTCATTAAATCTTTAATACATTGCCCTCGCTTATAATCTGTTAGTTCAAAATCTATAATTCCTTTTACTATGAAATCTCCTTTTTTAAGAGTAAAATAATTTTCTGTTTCTTCAGGAGTTAATCTTATAAATTCTCCAGGAGTTTTATAAGATTTATTATCTGAGCTATCTATACTAAAAGGAATAAAACAAGTTATTAAATCATTACTTATTATTCCTTTTCCATCTTCAGATATTTTCTTACCAGCTTGCCAGTCAACATTATATAGATAAGTCTTTTTATATTCTGTATGCTCTGTATCAGGATTATAAACACTATTAAATAAAGTCATATCCATTAATAATCACATCCCCTATAAAGCAATTCTGAAGGTATATAAATACTTATTTCTTTATAAAGACTAGATTCAAACCTTCTTAAAAGACTTTCTGAATAAGAAACACTATGTTTCCCAACTGTTTCGCTTAATTTAAAGCTCCTTTCAGAATCTGACTTTTTAATTTTTTCTATTGCTATGCATACGGCCATTTTTATATCATAGTTAATATTATTTTCATTTATTCTATTAAAAGTTATCTTATCTATGAATTTTCTTGCTTTAAATTCATAGATAAGAAATTGTTTGTAAGGCATTTTACCTTCAAATACTGTTGAATAAAAATCATAATCAACATATGCAGCCATAATACTATCCTCTAGTTATTACTCTAGCTATAGGAATTAATTTATGATCTATATACTCTTTATCACTATCTTTTAAATTGTTTACTAACTCCCAGTTGCCACCATTTTCTAATTCTTCATCAGTTGGAGATAAAGAAGCCATTGTTTTCTTGGTAAAGGATATTCCCCAAGGAGCAAATACTTTTCTTTGTCTAGAGTAAAGAGTTGTTTGTCCACCATTTGTTTTAGGATCTCTTCCTAATTCACTAGGACGTTTAGTTCCGCAATTTGTATATTCAATTGCTCCTTCACCTAAAACATAAGTTGTATATTCAGTATAACCTGGTTTATAATCTTCATGGCCTTCTGTTCCAGTAGCTTTAACATCTTTTGTTGGCATATTATCGTCAACTAAAACAGCTCTACCATTTAAAGAACCTATAGTTAAATCTCTTTGTATTCCTTGAGCATCTGTATATTTCATATAAGCTAATAATTTTAAATTTTCTAAATTAGTAGCAACTGCTGAATGCATTATTGCTATACTAAATTTAGCTTTTTTATCTCCTAATGCTTTCTGCATAGCTGTATTTAAAGTTGTTGCACCAAATACTTGCTTTTCTGCTTCCTTTTCTTTTGTAACATCATAAGTATGGTTTTTAACAAACTTTAAATTCTCTGCTCCAGTCATGCTAAAAATACCATTTAATATTGATAATATTGTTCCTTGGTCTACAGAATCCCAATATTCAGCTACTTGTGCAGCTACTTCTTCCATAAAATCTTTTCCACCAGTTATATCGTAACTAAAGTCATTTTCTACCCAAGCAGCTTGTCTACCAACAACCACTCTACTATGACTATATGTTTTTAATGTTTCTGGATCTGCTGATGTACCCCCATCTAAATTTTGAGGTTTACCACTTATTCTACCAGTTATAGGGATAGTTACATAATTCCCTCCGACTTGTGAATCAAAAACATTAACTAAATCTTGTCTTTGCTTTATAGCTTTACTTTTTATAAGCTCATTCCTATTCGTTGCAGGTAAAGTTTCTACATATCTTCCAAAAACTTCACCATTAAATATTTTTTCATTGAAAGTTGCCATTTACATTCCTTCTTTCTTTACTGTTTTTATTTATTATTCAAAGCTAATATCCATATTAGGATTAGCATTTTTAGCTTGCATTAAATCAGATAAACTTTGTTTACCAGTTCCACCATCATTACCAGTGATTTTCTTAGTAAATTGAATTTGATTACCTGGATTATTATTTTCTTCTACTTTAAATAAAAAACTCTTATTTTCTTTTAAGCTTGTTACTTGTTCATCTAATCCAGTAACTTTTCCATCATCAGCTAAGATAAGTTTACTTTTATCTATTAAACTAGAAACTAAATCAACATCTTGTGCTGAATCAGCTATAGCTAATTTAATAGCATTAGTTAACTTTAAATCTTTAAGCTCTGCTTGATAATCTTCATCCTTCTTTTTATTATCAGCTTGTAAAGATTCTATTTGTTGCTTTAAAGCTGCATTATCACCTGCAGATTTTTTTAGATCTTCCAATTGAGTATCTCTGTCTTTAATATCTGTCTCTAATTGTTTTTTTGCTTGTTTAACTTCATCAAATTTTGATTTTTCTACATACTTAGAACTATCAACTAAGTCAATATTCTCGTATTGCTTTCTAATTTCTTCAGATAATGTATTATAGCTATCTCCTAATATTTCACTTAATTTTGCCATGCAATATCCTTCCTTTCTAATTCATTAAATAAAAAGACACTATCTTGTCCTAAAAAAAATATATATGGTAAAATATTCATGTATCTTTTAGGAAAGGAGTGTCTTATATGGCTAATTTAAAAAAGCCTGGTACTGATAATCAACCAGCATGAAAATATAAAGAAGTTGGCCCACGTGGTGGGGAGCTTCCTGGTGGAAGAGTAGTAACCATAGACCAAGGTGACAGACTTCCACCAACACAAAAGTCAGGTAACAAGTGGAAACCTGTTTAAACTTTAATTTTTTTTCTTAGTATGCAGAAGCTTCTATTAAATATATTTATTTGTATCCATGCTTCTGCATATTTTTTGCCATTCTCATAATATTTTGTTATATGATGTTTTAGCATTTTATCACTCCTTATTTTTATAAAATAAAGTAGTTTACGCCATACTTAGGGCAAAATAAAAAAGCCTTATTTCTAAGACTTTAAATTACTTATTATATGTTCCTAATACATTTCTTTCGATTCTATCTTCAACTCTTCTATTCATATACATTAAAGCTAATTCTATATGCTCTAAAGCTTTCTCGTTATATTCGGAACTAAAAGGTCCTTCTTGAAAACATTGAAGTCTATGTCTTACTATTTCTAGTAAATCACTATCAATTACACCATGCTGAGATTCTTCTTCTTTTCTAGCTCCTTTTTGAAATTGAATAGTGCACATATTAACTATACCTTTACTGTTAGGTTGTAATGCAACAATTTCATATCTATGATTTGCACCACCTGGACCTTTTTCGTCAAGTATGACAACTTCGTTTAATTTTTCTCTTTTTTGAATAGTATTTAAATTTTCCATAATTATTTAACCCCCTCAAAAGCTGTTTGTAATAAGAAACCTAATAGATACCATATTTTATCCTTAATTTTATTTAAACAAATCTCTGCTCCTATATCTTCACTGTAATTAGCTTTATCTACACAACCAGTAGATTCAACTATCTCAAACCCATTAACTAAGATAGCTCTTACTAAAGTTGTTTTATCTCCAATAGTAGATACATGAACTTCTTTTATAAAGTCATCTACCATCTTAGAACCTATTGAAACTCCACTAGCTAGATTTTTATTATCCTCAACTTTTAAATTAGACTCCTCAAATTGTTTCTTAGGGCACCATGAAATATATCCATCTGGATATTGAATTAAATAACCTTCATCATCTGGATTTTCATTTTTAGGAATATCCCATCCTCTAAACTTATTATATTCTCCTCTATTCATTGGCTTTGCTTTAACTAACTTTGTACTAATATAACTTTTCATTATTCAACTACCTCCTATTTTAACTATTTATAGTTATTACCTCATCTTCAATATCTGTTGTAACTTCTTTAATTAAAGAAATTTTACTTGGATCAACATAAAAACCTTCATCAATCTCTATAAATGAATCACTTCTTAATATTCTCTTTGCTGTTACAAACTCTAATATTGCTTCTACACTATATTTAGGTGTAATATATATTCCTACTCCATCACATACAATGTATATTTGTTTAGTTTCATTTTTCTTTTGCATAATTTACCCCTTCTTTAAAATCTCTAATTAATCTAATAAATCTTTATTGTCCCAAAATAATCAATATTTTATAATTTAAATATCAAAAAATTTAAGTTGAAATAATTATGAAAGGTGGTGCACTTATGTTAGACAAAAATTCTGAAAAAATATTAAATTACTTAAAAGAAAAACCTAATGAGGAAATAAATATTATCGATTTTTTATCACTAGGTTTATCTATTAATGAAATTCTTGACTCTGGTAAAATCCTTGAAAACAAAGGATATATATACATACTAGGTAAAAAATATGTATCTCCAAGATATAAACTTAGGAAAATTTAATTTTAAAAGAAAAGGAATATTCAATTCCTTTTCTTTTTTATTATTGATGTAATTTTAATCTATAGTTCACTTTTTACAATATTTATGTTAGGACAATCTAAAGTTATTGTTACACTTGGAAACTCATGTTCATTTTTGTTTATTGAATATGATTTAACTCCTGGTATATTCTCACCATTAAAAACTAAATACTCTGGACATTCTTCACTCGTTCCTAAAGATAAAATATCTAAAGTATTTGATAAAATATCTTTATAATTAGATTTTTTTATTTTTTCTAATAAATTTTCAACTGCCAATTTCTTCTCTATATCATTTGATTTAATTTCAGCTTGTTTTTTACAATTAAAAGGAGCTCCAAATACATCTTCAGTAATTCTAAAACTTTCAGAATCAATTATTAACTGTGTATGGGGACTATATTCTCTTTTTAAGATTACACTTAAAATCTCTGCTAACTCGGGAATATCTTTTTTTGAAAGTTCATTTATATTCTTACCTTTAAATAATTCAATAGTATCTTCAATCTGCTTTTCTGAAATTTTAGCAGTTTTATTGAAATTTAAATCTATTCTTTTAGGTTTTTGACCTATTATAAACTTTTCGCAAAAAACACCATCTATACTCATTCCAGTTATTCCGATATTCTTCGTAAACATCTCTGGATTATCTCTAATTACTTGATATAGTATAGTTGATAAATCTTCAGCTAATTTTTCCTCAGTAATACATTCAAAGTCTAGATTTCTTTCTTTTATCATTGCATGCATTAACTCATGTAAAAATGTTTTTTCTTGACCTTGTTCATTTTGTAAATTTGTTGAAATTTTAATCTCATGTAGATTATGATCTGTAAGCCCAAGACATTCTTCTCCATCTTGGTTAATAATTTTTTCATCAGTTAATATAACATCATAGTCCATAGACCCTACTCTTACTTTACCTTGTATATTCATTAAAACCATCCGCCTTTCTTTTTCATTAAATTTATTCCTAATACTGAAAGTAATAAAGCTAATCCAAATGTAAATCCAAAATAAGCAATAACAAGCCCTAATATAATACTTAATACTCTAAAAGCTACTAATGTTGCTGTTAAAGTTCCCATATCAAAAGCCGTTGCTATCGGTATAATTCCACCTGATATAGCTAACTTCCAAATTCCTAAATATAAAAATAAAACCATACAAAATACAGAAAAAATCTTAGTTTTAATAAATTTTCTTTTTTCTCTCATATCAAAACACCTCACATAATATTCTTTACAGAACTAAATATATCTTTAATAAATTTCCAAACTTGATTAATTAAATTAAAAATACTATCAATAGCACTCACAATATCATTTAAAACTACTCTATTATTACCACGGCCAACCACTATTCCCCCAATCAGTTTATAAAATACATTTATTATTTATAAACGTTTATTAATTATTTGACTTATATTTTTAAACTCAATTTAATTAAAAATATTTGTGTTTATAAATGTCTACCTTTTTGGGTAATCATAAAAGATTACTAAAGTAATCAATTTAGATTACTTATTAGCTTTCTTGTTAGCCCATACAGCTTTTTGAGCTATACTTCTACTAAACTTTCTCTTTTGTAATCTATCTTTTTCCATAGGTATATTAGCTGCTATACTAAATTCTTTATAATATTTTTCTTGCTGCTTTAATTTAATACTTTCATTCTTAAATTCTTTTTCTAGTCCAGCAGCATCATATGCAACCAATCTTTCTTTTGTACTCCTTATCTTTCTCTCAATATACCTTTGGTGTTGACTTGCCTCATAATAGGTGTATTCTTTATCATTGAAAGTGAATGGCGGTGGGTCTATATTTTCTAACATTTTTTCGCTATATGCTCTTACACTAATACCAGGTATAAAAGGATAAAATGAGTGTCTGCAATTCCACCCTCCAAGCCCTACTCCAGTACCATATCCTGTACTCTCTCTAAATGGCGGATATTTTTTACTTTTTCCTGAATAACAAAATACTTTTCCTTGCCATAATGCATGTCCTGGTCTTGCTCCAATATGAGCTGTGGTTTCTACAAAATCACATCCAGCTTCCTCCATACCTTTCTCTGTCATTCTTTGTGTCATTTGATTAGCTCCAGTCAATACAGCCCTTCTAACTGCTGTATCAACTCTATTAACTACACCACTTTCAAAATCAACATTTCTTATTCCACTTTCACATAATCTATCTACAGCTTGTTTTATGGCCGTATTGTAATCTATTACACCCGTCTTTATTTGCATTAAAGCTAAATCCATAGCATCATGATAATATTGTGCTATTGGTTTATAAACTATCTTTCCATTAACCTTTTGAGCAAACCCTAATGATCTTGTTAGATTATAAAACTCCCCTTTAGTTTGCTTTATAGTTGCTTCTATTATCTTAGTTAAAGTTATATTTTCTAATACATCTAATTCCTTTAAGCCTGCTGATTTATATAACTCATTTTCTTTAGCTATAGAATATATACCAGCATTATTAAATATTTCATTAAGCCATTCTTCAGATAAATCTAAAGTTTCTTTTAGCTTCTTCTTTATAATATCTAAAGATATTCCTATTTCTTGAGCTTTTATTACTTGTAATCTAGCACTTTCAGAAAGCCCACCTACCTTCGCTATTCTCCTGGACATATCTTTTATTATAAATTCTTCTAGCTCTTGAAATAATTTTACAAAGCTTTCAGGAATCTCTTTTAATTCTTCAGGTGTTAAAGCCATATACTATTCCTCCAAGCTATCCAGTGGATTATTTTTAAGGCTATCTCCAAGCTTAGGCATCATCTTTAAAGCTTCTTCTTCTGATACACCATATTTTTTAGCCAGGTACAACTCTGCTCTTAAAATACCAGCTACAACATCATTTCTCATTGATTCTAAATCAGTATCTTTATCAACAATAATTGAATCGTCCCAATCAAAGCTTACATCCTTATCTATGTCTATATCTTTTACTGGTATATTATAATATTTAGCTATATCAGCCATACTTATTATTAAATCTTTTAAAGCATCCTGTAAGGCTTTTTGAATGTCTTTAACAGTTGAAAAACTTCTTTGTTTTGAAGCTTTTATCTCTGTTGCTGTTTTAGATACGTCCTCAGTTTCGCTTAAAGTCCCATAGGCAAGACCACAATTAAATTCAATCTTTCTTAAAAACTTATTTAATCCATTAAACAAATTTACATCTCTTATAGATGGTGAAAATGGATTGAAATTCTTTTTATTTTCTTTATCTTCCCATGGATAAGTTCTAAATAATCTTTCTTTCCCTTTAGGAATTTTTAAATTACCTTCGCTATCTCTTGAAAATATAGCTTCTGATACATCAATAGCTAATTCAGTGCCTTCAAACTCCCATAATATTCTTGAATACTGTTTATCTGCTTCTTTAATCAATCCAGTTGATTTAGCAAATACAGATACTCCTAGAGGACTATTAGAATCAATTTGATTAGCTTGTGGAATCTTAAAATAACTAAAGAAAGGCTTTTTAGCATTCTTTACATTTATTTCTTCTTCTAGATCTTCCCACTCCTGAATAGAATTAAGATTAACTCTTTTACCAAGTGATTTATCCATCATGATAGTATTATTTTTTACATATGCATAATTCTTAATAGTATAGTTTTCATCTTTAAACTCATGATATTCAATTCTAGTATATTTTTTATCTTCAACAATTTTTGTTTCTAAAAATACTGCTGCTGTAATTTCTCCAGTAGAAGTATAAGAAACTGGTAAGAAGTTATCTTGTTGTACTATATCAATTTCAATATTTCCATTGTAGAAATATGGCTTAAATACTATTCCACCTTTAGCACATGCATATTCAGTATTAATTCTTAAAACACTTATTAAATCTTGATAAGTTTTATTAAGTAATTCATTATTTGAAATTTCACTTTTAAATTCTATAGTAACTAATCTTGCAAGCTCATTCGCTATTGCTCCAGGTAAACCCATTGTTTTAGTTTCATCATCTAGCCAAGGAGGATTATTAGAATACATATTACACCATAGCTCTATAGCGTTGGCCATATCATTATTCATAGCTATTTTTATTTCTAGCTCTTTAGCAATATCTTGTCTATTTAATATCATACTTAACACCCCCTTAAAAATTTTATTAACTCTTTCAAACATAAAATTACCTCACAAAATGCAGTTTTTTTCTAAAAGTTTAGTACAAGTAAACTTTAAAAGCTAAAAAAACGCCTACAAATGGCTTAACTTCGTTGAGAAAAACACAATAACTTCGCTAAATATTTTTTTTGCGAAGTCGTTAAAACACATCTAATAGTCGTCTAATATCTCTTTCAATGCTATATTCAAAACCATCTAAGCTATCTATATCACTTGTACCATCGTCTAACCTTTCATTCTTAGTTATCTCTTTAGGATTCCAAATAGCTGTACAAAAAGCATCTTCAATGCTCTTACAATCATTTGTAAGTAATAATCTATCTTGTGCCATTAGCTTAGTAGTAGCATTTATTCTATCATTTACAGTTGTTTTCCATGCATCAGTTACTCTTATACTTAATCCAGCTTTTATTGCTGCATTTCTTAGAGTACGTATTAAAACTTGTTCTGCATTATCACAATAAGCTACTTCTGCATACCCATATTTATAGTTTATTTTCTGTACAAAGTTAACAAATATTTCACCAAGCTTTTCAGAATCTATATCATCACCAAAATGTCTTTCACTCGATAGTATAATGACTTTCTTATATCCAAATGTTGTTGCACTTGCAACAAAAGCATGGCCTGAGCCATTCCCTCCAAAGTCAACTCCTATAGTTATTTTCATTAAGTTAGATACATCACTTTCTTTAGCTCTGTATGAATTAGGATTATTAGCAAATCTTCTGTAAATAAGCCCTTCAGCTACACATCTTTTACCTAATATATCCCTTTGGTACCAAATTGAATTCTTATCATATTGGCTTTTAATTTCTTCTTTTCTTTCATCAGAAATATTTATATTATCATCTATAGTAAAGTGATAATAGTTATATCCCCCTTTTAACTCGCCATTTTCATATTTGCTCTTATAATTATCTATATAGTCTTTATAAATAAATGCATTAGGATTATCAGGGTTTAAATCCCAAAATACTTTTCTTTTATGAGCTGCAATGGTTCTGTTAAATGCTTCTTTGATAGAATCAGGATGATGTAAGTTAATCTCAGTAGCAATCCACATACCATATGAGTTACCACGTATTTTTTTATAACTATTAGCTAAAGCAGTACCAGCAAATATAACTATTCTTAGTTTATTATTGGTTGATGGCCCTTTAATATAAAGACATTCATTACCTTTATATTTCCCCCAGTGGCTCTGTCCCCTAAATATATATTCAAGTCCAAAGCCATTAGCATCTCCAATATTCAACTTAGCATTAGCAGAAGTAGAACCAGTAGCTAAATGTAATTTATCCTTTGTATTTTTTAATTCATGTGCAAAAGCAAATACATTATCAACTGTTTTACCTGCTCTAACAGCTCCTTCAGCAATGTTATACATATTTTTAGAACAAGCTCTAATATAATCTTTATGTTTATCTGAAAACTTAAAATTAATTGTTTTCTTCTTCTTCATTGCCATAAATATCGTCCTCAGTTTCGCTCATATCTTCCATTTCTTTATCATCACCATTAAGCTTACTTATTTCAGCTTTAAGCTTTTCAACTCTAGCTTTTTGTTCTTCTGAAGCCAAATCCCAGTTAGTGTGTAATAGTTTCTCGTAACTATTTATTAGCCCTTCTAAAGTTTTCATGGCCTTAGCCTGAGCTTGTAAAAAGTTTGCTTGTTTATCCCAAGCAAACTGTAATTCATACTCAAGCTCTTTCTCTGATTCACTAGAAGAAGTCTTACCAGTATTTTTACTTTTTGATTTAATTTTTTCTCTCTTTAACTCTTTAGTTAAATCATTTTTACTTTTAACATGCATAATTTTTTGTGATCTAATTATTGCAGCTAATAAAGTAGTTATATTCATCCAAAGAATATCTAAAGAATTAATTCCTGAATCTTCAATATCATCAATTATCTTAATCGTAGCTTTAGGTATATACTTAGCAAGAAACTTTTTTGATGAAAATTTAGATTCATCAATATAATTTCCATGTTTAAAATTATTTAAGTTTCCTTCTGGAGCTCCTCCTCCTTTATTACCTAAAGCATTTTTATTGCCCAAAGGAGCCCCCCTATTTTTATTAAGTTTATCTTTCCATTTAAATTTTTTACGCCAATATTTAACTTGAGATAATTTTACCCCTAATTTATCAGCAATCTTTTGAGATGTAATATGTCCATTACTTTCTTGAAATAATTTAAAAGCTTCATCCCATTTTTCCATTAATAAACTTCTCCTTTCTTAAAGTAATAAAAAAAGAGTAGTTTTAAATCTACTCTTTTTCTTCATGTTCTTTTATTAACTTATCTAAAGTTGGTCTACTTATATTTAATTCCTTGGCTAAAGCACTTTTGCTTACTTCTCTTTTCATATATCTATTATAATGTTCTTCAAAATTTTCGATATTAACTTCTTTACGACCTTTATATTTACCTTTCGCCTTAGCTATTGCAATTCCTTCTCTTTGTCTTTCAAGCATATTAGTTCTTTCAAATTCATTAATTGCCCCTATCATAGTTAGCATTAACTTTCCAGTAGGCGTTGAAGTATCTAAGTTCTCCTTAATACTTTTAAAATGTACTCCTTTAGCTTCCATTGTTTCCACCAATTCTAATAAATCCTTTGTACTTCTTGCTAACCTTGAAAAATCCCAAACAAAAATTGTATCTCCTTCTCTAGCAAAATCCAACATGGCTTTTAACTCTGGTCTATTAGTATCTTTAGCACTTATCTTTTCAGAAAACCATTTTTCTATATTATACTTTTTTAATCCTTCTAATTGTCTTTCTTCATTTTGTTCTACTGTACTAACTCTTACATAAGCTATATTCATAATATAATCACTCCTTGATTATATTATAACTTATTGTAAATTTAAAATCAATAATTTAATTTACATTTTGTAAAATAATTAATTTTACAATTTTAATTTTACAAATTCATATTAAAATATAAATGTAAAATTAAACTGTACTTTATTTTTACAATATTAAAGAAATAAAACACCAATAATTGGAGATAAAAAGGAGAATTCTCCAAAAACCTTAATGAAGTATTGAAAGCTCTTATATTACAAAGTCAATTAAGTTTAAACCTAGGTACTTTTTTACCCTTTTGGGCTAATTTTGGCTTAATTTCATTTCCAGTAACATTTCAAATGCTTTTTCCCATTTTTTAGGGTATTTTACATTACTTTTATATACATCTGCGAAGTTATTAAAAATGAGTTTCTACTATATATACGCTTTAAAAAATTTTAGTTAATTTCGCTTATGCTTAAAAAGTAACATAAATTTTCAAAAAAAGATTTTCAACTGGAAAATTAATTAAAATAAAGTATCTAAGTAATCAGTAGTTCCTTTTCTTTCTTCATCATATAACCCTATATATCTTTTAGTGATTTCAGGAGTAGAATGTCCAAAATCATCTTGTACAGAAAGTAAAGCATACATGGCATCATTTTTATTTTTAAATATATTTTGATAAGTCATATATCCATAAGTTTTTCTAAGTCCATGATTTGCAACACAATGATTAATATCACACTCTTTAGCTGCATTATTGATTATTACGCCCATTCTTCTAATACTTAAATGCTTTCTTCCTATAGGTGAAGGAAAAATATATTCCCAGTCATTTTTATTTTTAATGTATTGCTGAAGAATACTTATTGTATTATCTCCAATCTTAATAACTCTTGGTTTATTATTTGCTCTTGTACTATCAGTTTTCTTTTCTACAATAGAAAATTCTCTTTTCTTAATAGCTTCTTTAACATCAGCTACAGTTAAATCAATAAGATCTGATGCTCTATAACCAGTTTTAGTTGCTAATATGAAGTAAATATAAGCTGTTGGATGATTACATTTTAAATAATGGCTCATTTTTTCTAATTTCTTTTTTTCAGTTATTGGTTTAGTAGTTTGTCCCATTCCTTCACCTCCTTTCTGTAAATAAAAAAGAACTATCAACATGACAGTTCTTTATTTTAGAGTTATTTTTTAAAGTTGAGTGGTGAGAAGTAAGAGATTCGAACTCTTGATAAAAGTTATTTATTAATCCACAGAAAAGATAATAAATAATCAGTTCCCTTTTCCTGTTTGGGTAACTTCTCATAGCAGGATTAAATCCTGCAAACAAAATCTTTGAGAGTATTTAAAAAAATGAAAACCTTAATTCGGAGAGTAAAGGACTTGAACCTTTGACTTATAATCTTATAGGAAAATGCTTTACCAGTTAAGCTAACTCTCCATAATATTTACTTTAATATCTAAGTTTTTTATTTAAAAAAATATCCGTTTCATAATCCTTTAATAAGCGTGTCGTATTATTTTTATTGTTATTAGCATAAAAGCTATTTGCACTAATTCTTATTTTTTCGTCACACTTTAAACTTTTTAATTTTGCTTCTTTATCTTGATTAACTAATCTTTTTGGCATATCACTTGGAAAAACATACTCTTCTTCTTTTCTTAAGACAATATCTCCATTATCTCTAGTTTCATATGCACTCATATTTTTAGCGATTAATTCCTTATCACTCATATACTTTTTAGATTCATAGTTTAATGTTCTTTCAATCTCTTTTCTAGCTTTAGCATTTTCTTTATGGTCTTTCTTTAAATCTTTAAAATTTCTTTGAATACATTTTTTAATAGCTTCTCGAGTAGTCTTTTTATGAATTCCTTCTTTTTCATTTTCTTTCGTTATTATCTGAGCTATTTCAGTAGCATTATAACCACTTCTATAAAGTTCTCTAACTCTTTTTTTCTTCTTACTAGACTTCAAAACTACTCTCCTTTCTAAAAAAATGTATAGTTCACCCCAACCCATCAAAGGGGACATTTTTTCATTTCTGCAATACTTTTTTGATGAATATTAAATTTTGTACTCTTATATTAACACATAAACACTAAAAAAAGACTGCAAAAATACTGCAATTTTTCTGCAATTTTTCTGCAATCCATTTTTTTCAAATAATATTTGATAGTATTTCTAAAGCTTCTTTTTTTAGCTGAAAGCATCTTCTTTCACTCATATATAAACTTCTAGCAATTAATTTCCAACATTGTTTCCCACGACCTTCAATATATCTTTCTATTATTATCGCTTTCTGCTTTTTATTTAATGATTTAATTGCATTATCTATTCTAGCAATCTTTCTTTCCCTTATTCTTATTTCATCTTTTAGATTAATATTTTCTTCTAGCTCTCTTAACTTCAAATTATCTATTTCAACATTTATAAGTTTATAACTTTTTAATAATTCTTCTACTTCTCTTAGGTCTCTCATCTTTAAGCTCCTAACCATTCTGTTCTATTGTTAATCCATAACTACTAGCCTTATTTAGTATAGCTGTAACTTTCTTCAGGTCTATTCCAGTTTCTTTAGCTATTTCCTTAAATGTAAATTTATTTTTAAGCCTCAATTTCATAATAGAAACTATTTCTTCTTCACTATATTTTGCTCTCTTATTTTTAGATCTATTTTGTGCATATTCTATTATTTCATCTTCTAAACTTAATTTTTTATCTTCTACTGTTATTGGAATTGACTTTGAACACCAAGTACGTCTCCATTTTTCATATAATTTTATAGCTATAGATTTTTCAAGACGAAATTCTTTAACTATTTTTTTAACTGCAGTAGACTTCCTTATTTTAGTAGCATGTTTTTCTAAATATTCAAAAATCATATCTTCCAATTACTTCACCTTCTTTATGAAATACTGACACATTCTTTGCTTTTTTATATTTGTAAGACACATATTCCTTGTTGCTCCACAACAATATTGATTCTTATCTTTATCAAAAACATAACAACTTCTGCAATTCTTACATTGAACAGACATCTTTAACACCTCTCTTAATATTTCCTATAATAATGAGCTTTCCATTAGCAACACAAGATATTCACGTCCTCCATTAGTTGTTGGATTTCTAAACTCGCTTACCTCTTTATAAAAATCCTGTACTTTTTCTTGTACAGTTTCACAACCTTCAATTTCACCTTTTTTATATTTTTCTAAAGCTTCTTTTCTAGTAATTATTCTTGGCACTAACTCTTCATCTTCTATATCAGCAACAACTTCTTTATAACCTTTAATTGCATTTTCCATATTTTGAGCTACAACTAACGCATAATATTCAAACTCTCCAAAATCATAAAAGTTAACTTCTATTAGACTATCTAACTCTTTTCTTTCCATTTCTATTCCTCCCAAGGTAATAATAATTCTTCTTTAATCTTTTTCAAGAACTCTTCTTTAGTTGTATCCGAACAAGGTGTACTATCTCCAAAAGCTTCTACACATTCATCAAATACACAACATACATCACAAGTACCCACTTGATCACAAAACTTAAATGCTTTTCCTAAAACTTCATCTAAAGCTTTTTCATATTTACTCATAATTACTCTCCTAATCTTCTATTTCTGTAGAACTAAGCACATTCATAATCTTTTCAAAACATTTTTCACAAATATATCTCTTTAATTTAACTTCTTTGTTTTCTACTATTAATGTAGATCTATGCCAACATTTATCACATTGACAAAATCCTAATAAACCTTTTATTTTTAAAAATAAATTTCTCATAATTACTCTCCTATCTCTTGTTTTTCAACTTTCTTAAATTCAATAACCCATACCCATGGATTAAATTCAAATAAGTTTGTCCAACCATTCCATTTGCCCTTTAATTGCAATGTACTATTCCATAGTTTCTCAAATGATTCTTTTGGAGTTCTAGGCATCTTTTCCCATGTATGCATATTAGGTTCAGTATCATATTTCTTTACTATTCCATCTTTAGTAAATTCTCTTATACCCTCATTAAGACACCCTTGATCTGTAATATCTTTTAATCTTTCAGCTCTTATACTTGTTACTTTTAAAAATATCCTTGCTGCTTCTTTTGGCATATGAATACTTGGCATCCAAACTTCATGTTTGCCTTGTTTTGTATTTCCCCAGTAAGGAAAGTCTTTAGGCTCTCCGTCAGCCTTATAAACAAATCCAACTTCTCCATCTGGTGCCCATGTGTTAGCCCATGTTTCTCTTACATAAAGAATATCGCCTACTTTAAATGGTGGCTTAGTATAACAAACCTTTGCTCCTCCTACTCCCCAAACAAGATTTCCTAAATTTTTATCATCCGTAGGATATAGAACATATCCTAAAGGCTCATAAGCAGTTGAAGCTCCTTTAATAATTCTCCTAGTACAAGTCTTTTTCCCATCAAGTATGGCTCTTACCATTGCTGTATTAAATAAAATTGGTTTCATACTAAATTATCCTTTCATCATAAAATTTATTTGCCCTGGTATATTAGCAATTATTTTATTTGGAGATACTAATCCAAAATATTTATTATTTCCTTCAGTTCTTTTTAATTCTATTAGTCCTAATTTTTCTAAACTCTTAAAACTTCTATTTACATTTTGCTTTTTAAGATTTAAAATTTTAACTATATCGCTTTGCTTATAATCTTGTGTAAGCAGCAAGATTATAATTTTATATTCACTGGTTTTCAAATTTAAACAAGCGATATGATCTAAAAATTTTTTATTCAATATCTTGATTGGTAATCACTATAAATTACTTATGTAATCTATAGTGATTACTTTTCCCCTTTCATAATTTTAAAATGGTGGGTCGGAATCATATTCTTCTTCCCAATCCTCAGTTTTTTCTAATTTCTTAGAAGAATCTATAAAGTCAAAGCTTTCTGCTAAAACTTCTGTTGTATATCTTTTTGTTCCATCTTGTGCCTCATAATTTCCTGTTCTTATACTTCCTGAAATAGCAAGTAATCTCCCTTTGGTTAAAAACTTTGCTATATTCTCAGCTGTTTTCCCATAAGAAATACAACTTATAAAATCAGTTTCATCTCTTTTAAACTGTCTTGCTACTGCTAATGTAAATCGTGCTGTTGGAGTACCTTTTACAGATGTAAATCTTAATTCAGGATCTTTTGTTAATCGTCCTATTAACACAACTTTATTCATTCTTTCTCTCCTTAACTTGTTCTAAATATTCCCACCATTTATAATTTAAGTATCGGCCCCGCCAAGTCGAAATAAATTATAAAAGGTGGTGATATCATGTCATTAAGTTTCAACTCTACTTTTGGCAACAAAAGTATCAAAATTAACTGTCCAATTTGCAAAAGTGAATTAGAAATAAAACTTAATCAAGTTGGAACAGAAATTCATTGTCCTTTTTGTAGAAAAACAATAGCTTTAAAAGCTGGTACAAATTTTGAAAAAAGTAAATCTGCAATAGACAATGAATTTAAATCCCTTAATAAAACATTAAAAAACTTTGGGAAATAAAATATTTTGTTTTTCTTCAATTATTTCTCTAATTATTTTTTTAACTAGTTTTTCATCTAAATCAACATAAATTATTGCCTGTTCAGTAGTATTTATCTCTTGAACAGCTTTCTGTTTTAGCTTCAAGCCACATATAGGACAATAGTTTTCAGTTCCTTTTAATTTTTCATTTTCACATCTTGGACACTTTAATTCATCAATTTTATTATTCAAATTTTGACACATATATATCACTCCTAAAATTTATTCACTCTTTTTTCTCCTTAAATTTTTAAATCTATAATCAAGTTCTGCTCCCCTGAATATAACCATGTTTCTTCCAGCTCTTTCTACAATTCTTCCAGCTAATGCTTTGTCCAACATTTCTAGCATAGCTATATCACATTCTGTAGAAATTATAGTCACTAAATTTTTGTAATATCTATAATTCAATAATGGGTAAATATGTTTCATGTCTATTTCATTTAACTGTGCAATAATTTGACCATTTTTTACTTTATCTTTAAACAGATCATCGATAACCAACACTTCAGCATTTTTATACTTTTCAAGTAATGTTATATACTTATCATAATCTTTGGCCGTCCCTTTAAGACCTTGAATAGCTTCTGTATATGGCATATAAATAACTTGCCTTTTTTTATCTTTAAAAAGAATTGCTCCTAATCCAGTTGCTAAATGAGTTTTACCCGCCCCTGGTTGTCCCATAAATAAAAACCATTCATTCTCGCCCTTATCAAAATTACTAGCATAGTTAAGAACTTTTGTTTTAATATTTTCTAATAGCTTATTATTTAAAGTTTCAAATTTTGCTATTGTTTTTACTTGGTTAGGATCTAGTCCAAACTCTTTCCAAGCTCTTTCAACATTATTTTCAAATTGACAAGTACATCGAGTTGCAAGTGGTTGAGCGTGAGCTCTTTCTATCAAAATCCAACCTGTGTCTTTACATTTTGGACATTTATAAGCCATTGATGATTTCGTCATAGTCGTAGTCATATCCTGGTTCTTTACTTTGGCCAAAATCCTGTCTAAAACTTCCATTACTTTTTCCTCCATTTTCTTTATCTTTGTAATTTCCTTCTAAGACTTTAATAAAATTATTAGGGTTTAATAGCCAATCAAAACTTATAATCCAATTTCTATTATTTTCACCTTTAAGGAATTTACTTTCATTTATGTTTTTAATAGCTTGTAAAACTTTTTCTAAACCATAATCTTTAATTCTAGCTTTTAAAGATTTGTATCTTTTAGTGCCAGCATTTACAGAAATAATTTTTTGTAACCCTAAAGAATTCCACTCATTTATTATTTGATTTATAAAAGTGGCACTTAATATATCTTTAGATATATTAATATTATTATCTATAATGGGATTATCTTTGTTGCGACATTTTGTCATAACGGTACCGCCATTTTGTCGTAGGGGGTATGTCATTTTGTCGTCTGATTGATACTCGTTTAGAGAATCTGTTTTTACTGTCAAATTAACATAAGAAAAGCTACCTTTTGCTCCATCTTTTTCATGCATTAATCTTCTTTCTAAAAATCCACTTTCACATAGTGATTTTAATTTTCTTTGTAATTTTCTCTGACTTCCTATGATTGGAATCTGCTCTAGTAAATATCCTTGATCTATCCATATGAATTTTTCGCCATTAATAATTTTAAAATCCATAGATTTTTTAGAGTACATTTCTTTAATAACAGCTAATATAAGAGCATCATCATTATCCAAATTAAATTCTATTAACTTTTTCTGTTGAAACCCATGTATCGTATATTTCATACGCACCTCCCATTAACATTACTTTTTATAAAAATATATAAAAAGTAATGTTAATAATTACAAAATTATTTTTTAGATTTTTCTTGTAATTTAATTAGAGTAAATCCATCAACTACTCCTGATAGATAAGCTTTTTCATAGCTTTTTAAAGTATTCATTTTTTGTCCAAAAGCTCCTAACTCTAATTCTGGAACTTTATTCTTTTGTATATCTTTATATTTATTCAAATTAATACCCCCTTTGTTTGTTTATTAACATTATAAGTTTAATAATCAAATTTTTCAAGACTATTTTAGCCTATTTTATGTATAATATTAATTTTTTTTAGCTTTTTATTAACATCAAAAAGTTGTTTATCAAACATTTGTGTGTTACAATTATCCCTAGAAAGGAGCAAAATATATGAATGAAAGAGTAAAGGAAGTTCGAAAAGCTTTGGGATTGACCCAGGAACAATTCGGTAAAAAAATAAATATGGGTAGAAGTAACTTATCATTAATAGAATCTGGTAAAGTCAATGTTAGCCCTAGAGTAATAAATGATATTTGTGAAAAATTTCAAGTTAATGAAGATTGGCTTAGATTTGGTAAAGGTGAAATGTTTAAAGTTATTGACGATAATGAACAATTTAATAAAACTTTAGCAGATCTATTAGTTAACTGTGATGAAATAACTAAAAAAACTGTTATTTCTTTAAGTAAACTTACTCGAGAAGAATTTGAATTTGTTTCTAAAATTTTAGAAAACCTAACAAATAAAAACAAAAAAGAAGGCAATTAATTGCCTTCTTTTTCTTTTAAAACAATTCTTTCTGAAATAGTTAATAAAGATTTCAAAGTATTTATATCATTAATCATTTTTAGATTTTTTATTATTGCATTTATTATTTGGATTCTCAAATTTTATCACTCCTACCAAACATACGTTCTTGTTTTATTTTCATAAATATTATAGCATTAATATTATGTCGATTGCACCGAACCGTTCGACCTCTTTCTTATTTTTGGTTTTAATTTCCTAATGTTTATTTTTTTATTTAATGTTATTCTTAAATATTATGGAGGTGATTAAAATTCTAAGAGAATTCCGTCGAATTAACAATATTTCACAAAAAGAGCTTGCTAAAAAATTAAAAATCAGCAGATCCCACTTATCTGAATTAGAACACAAAGCAAGTACTCCAAGCTATAATTTATTAATTAGAATATCTAATATTTTAGAAATATGTCCATTAAAGCTATTAGAATATTATTCTTCAGAAGATATTAATTTTAATTGCTGCAAGTATAGATGCTACCTAACAAATAATAAAAAAAACAAAGAGTAAAAAACTCTTTGTTTTTATTTTAGTTTTAAAAACAAAATGATATTATTTATTTTGAAAGGATGTGAAAAAACTAATGATAAGATGTAGATTACGTATTTTATTAGCCCAAAACAGACTAAATCAACAACAATTTTCTGAATTGAGTGGTCTTAGTCTTAGAACGATAAGAAACTACTACAAAAATACTTTTAAAATTATAAATAAAAAGGACCTTCTAATTCTTTGTAAAACTTTAAAATGTTCTCCAGGTGATCTATTCGTATATGAAAATTTCGATAAAAAATAAAAAAAGAGATAGAATTAACTATCTCTTTTAGGGAATAAATAGTCCTATAACATGAACTCAAAGTTAAAGAACTAGAATTGGTATTTACTATTAAAAAAATAGTAAACTTGAAAATCATTCATTTTTTAAAGGGTAAAGCATTTTATGCTTTATACCTGAATTATACATACTTATTCATAGTATGTCCATATAATTCTAAATAATAAGCATTTCTAAAATTTAAACTTTATTTTTATATATCTTTAATTTTTAATAAAATATTCTTTAAAAAAATATATATAAAAATTACCCCAATAGGTATTAGTGGAATTAAATTATTAGTATTTAATATTTCTTCTTTCACTATAAAGACATAATATAATGCTATTAATATACACAGATAAATAATACTTTTATCATTTGTTTTTCTAGTAATATTATTTTTTAAAATTAAAATTATCAAATAAATCAAAAATAAAAACATTAATAAAACTATTATAATTAACTTAAATAATTCATAAGATTCAAAAGATATATTTGTATAAAAATCAGGAGAAATCAAGCAAGAAATTAAACAAGAAATCCCTATTACTACAGGTAATACCAAAAGTAAAATTTCAATTAAAATCATTAAGAAACAAACAATTTTTAAAAATAAAAGGAACTTTTTCATAAAACACCTACCTTAAACAATAGATATTGCAATCAAACAAAAATTTTGACAATTTCTATTAATTTCTCTTTAAAATTATAAATATAATCTATTGAATTAATTTGAAATTTATCTTCATTGGTTAAATTTTAATTATATTTACCCAAACAAAAAGCCATTTTATTTTCATGAATAATAACATTTAATAAATCAATTCTAATCAATTCATCAATTATTCTACGCATTAATGAATAACTAAATTTATAATATTTAGCCTTATATAAGTTATTTATATCTCTAATAGTCATTTTTAGAATCCCATTATTTTTGATAATCTCACATTTTATAAACTAAAAAACACTTATTGCTCTAAATTTCATTTGTACTGACTTTATGTTTCTATTTATTACATGAAGTTCTTCTCTTGATAATTTTATATTTTTATCCAATTTCATCACCTTATTTATATTTTACTCTTCCCAACCTAATAATTGTTTTTCTAGTTCATTCATATCTTGTTCTCTTTGTGTAAAGTTAGCATTAGATTTTTTAGAATCTTTATTATTTATATTAATATCAACTTTTTTAACTTTTTCCATGTCATTTAAAACACTTACTAGATAACCTTTATAATTTTTTATTGTACTATCTGTAGATCCTGCTGTTATTATAGCTTTAGCTATCTTATCAAATGAATAGACAACTAATAGAGCTTTAATGTCTTTTTTACTCAATTTAAATTCTTGAATCTGACAAATCTCTAATAGTTTTTTAACTTCTTCCTCATCTTCTTTAGAAGAAGAAGATATATTATTACTATTAAGATTGTTACTATTAAGATTGTTACTATTACTTTCCACATTTTGAGCCGTCGAATTCTGAGGAGTCTCATTTTGAGTAACCTCAGAGAATGTAGTATTTTCAATGGTTTTATGAGATTCCTTATTTTGAGTAACCTCAACTTCCTCTTTCTCTACAGGAAATTGCTCTATTGTATAAATATTTTTACCATTAACTACTTTTCCATTATTCCCTTTAACTCTAGTTTGTTTAATAGTTATATAACCTAGATCTTCTAGTAACTTTCTATGTTTATAATATCTACTTTTACTTATACCTAGTTCATGTAATTGTAATTCTATAGTTGGAAATGCTGTTAGACCTGAACCAGCAAAACTTGACATATAAGAATAAATTGCTTTAGCTTCTATTGTTAATCTTGTATCTCTCATTACGGCCTTTGGTGAAAATCCGTATCCTTGACTCATGATTCCATTAACTTGTATAAAATTATTTGTTTCCATAAAAAAGTACCTCCTAATAAGGAATAAAAAACAATCCTTAAAAGAAAGTACATTAAAATTTATCAAATTAAAGTTTGACAAATAAGCATATTTTTTATACAATAAGTCTATAATAATTGTATAAAAAATACTTCTAATAAGGAGCCTGTTAAGTTCTCTGTCGGCCAAAACATTCGAACTTAATAGGTTTTTTGCTGTTTATTCCGTTTTCAAAAATTTGTTGTTTTAATTCTATCATATTTGGTAATAATTTGTCTATAAAATATATCCACAAGTTGAAAATTTAAAAAATCAACCTGTGGATTATTTTTAACAATTAAATAAATCATCTATTGCATCTAATTGTTCCTTATCAACTTCTTTATTAGTTTCCTTTACAAAGTTTTCATCGTTTAAAACTTTTAAAATAATTTTTTTAATTTCTTCTTTTTGTACTTTAGTAAATATAGAATTATTTTCTTTTATATCTTCAGCTATTAATGTTTTTATATAGTCAGATATATTTGGAACAGATTCTAATTTATCTATAAGAGCTTTATCAGTTTCATCATTTAAGCTCACTGTTTTTACTACTCTTGCCATTTGTATCACCTTCTATTTAAGCTTTAATTCTCCCATAAAAGCAAATGAATTAACATTTGTAAATTGACAGTCTTTTTCAACTTCTATTGATGGGAAATATTTTTTTACATAAGATTCTAGAGCTATGGCTCCACCACCAATTAAATAGAAATTATCTATGTTAGTTGTATCAAAATCTCTTTTTATAGTAGCTGCTATTTTTCTAACATAATTATTTATATATTCTTCAATATCCTCTATACCTTTTTTATTACCTTCTACAGTAAAGAACTTTCTATCGATTATATTTTGAATATCAGAAGTTTCAAATTTAGTATAGTATTTTGAATTTAATTCTTGAGCTATAGCTGAATATAAAACTAACATTCCTTTTTCATATGTTGCCTTTTCAACTAATTTTAATCCATCAAATTGAGCTATATCCCAAGTACCACCACCAATATCAATAACTAATGAGCTTTCTTTTTTCTTATTTTTTTCTATTATGATTCCACAAGCTTGTGGTAAAATCATAACTTTATTAATTTTTATTATTTGTTTTTTACCAATTTTATTAAGCTCAATACAAGAATCATCTAAGCCTTTAATTAATTTTGTTAGTTCTTCTTTTTGATCTGCATAAAATGCAACTGGTAGTCCAGCAACTATACTTACATCTATTACACTTTCTTCAGGATAACTTAATCCTATTGCTGCTAATGTAGTTAACTTAACAAGTTCTTTTCCTTCTTCGGTTTTAAATTTGTTTGCATCAACTATATATTGTCCAGTTGGTTCACCTATTATATAGTTTTTTCCATTAAGATTCATCTCTAAGACATTATTATAATCATCATGTCCTTTTTCTACTGTACTTAATATACATTGACCCATACTTGTCTTAGTATAATTATATCCGTTATCTAGTCCTAATATTTTCATTTCTTATAACACCTCTTTTAATGTATTAAAATTATTACAATGTATTAACTTTATAGATTACATTTTAATACATGTAATACAAAAAGTAAAGGTAAATTTTAAATGTTAAAAAAATATATAATATTACTTAATATTTTATTGTTATTTTATTACAATTGATATAAAGTAATACTAAGAAATACTAAGTATATAAGGGTGTGGAGTATGTGAACAATGTTGATAATAAAAGTTTGGTAGAAAAAATTAATAATTCTTTAGTTGTAGAAGGTATGAGTATTAACCAAATAGCAAAAATGCTAAAGGTAAAAAGAAATGAAATTTTTGAGATTATGAAGAAAGAAAATTTTATTTATGATAGAGAACAAGGATTTTTTGTAAAGATAAACAATGATTCTTTAATAAAGCGTATAGAACGCCTTGAGGAACAACAAAAAGAAATACTAGAATTACTAAGTAGTACAGAAAGAAAATCGCTTAAAATTGATTCTAGCGTACTAGAAGGGGATATAATTCCTAGAACATTTAAATTATATAGAAATACTTCTGAAAAGTTCACTAATTTTTGTAATGAGCATAGAGAATTAAAGATGCAAGAGATTATTACAGTTGCTTTAGAAGAATTTATTGAAAAACATAAATAATAATTAGGTGTAGAAAATATCTACACCTTTTCCTTTTCTCTTTCTTTGATTTTCTCTTCAATTTCATCTAAAACTTCTAAACATATATCATAATAAGTATTTTTCTTTAAATATTTTTTATATATTTTGAATATATCTTTAATCATTACAAAGTAATAAAATATAGAAATAACTACTAAAAATATTAAAATAATACCGAGTGTTATTACAAATGCAATTATATTAGGAAATGAAAATTGAAATGAACTTGTAGGTTTTGAAAACAATTCTAAGCATGGTGGTAATATAATACCAGCTATAACACCAACTACTGAAGCTATTGCACCTGTAAGTAAAGGATTATTTTGTTTATCCTTTAAAGAATTAATATATATCCTATCGGTTTCAATATCTAAGTTACAATCATTTAAATCACACATGTAATTATCATAAATTCTTTTACGAATATTTTTAATTTCATTTATAGAATTTTTTTATTTCTAGTTTTAATATGTATATCTTTCATAAAAAATACCTCCTAAATTTATTTTATATTAAATGAATAAATTTAAAAAGTTTGTTAATAATGAAAATAACATCTTTAATGATATTTTATATTACTCTCTTTCAAGCTGCATTTATTGCAGCTATTTTACTTTTGTGATTGCAACTTCTTTAATAGTTATATTTTCTTCTATTAATCTATTATATATTTCTAAACTATCTATCTGAGTATTGAATAACTTACGACCTTGTTTAACTAGGGCTAACCATTTATTAGCCTTTTTCTTTATTGCTTTAATTTCATTTTTATTTTTTAAAATTAGATGAATATTATTTATTGTATATGGGTGATCTATATAATCATATGTAACTGGAATTATATCTTGAATTAATAAAGCTCTTTCGTCTTTGCCTATTTTGATTATATGAGCTTTAATACAATCTTTTCTTATTTTACTCTCTTTTTCAATAAAAAGTTTTGCTTTTTCAATTTTAGTTGTTAATGGTATTACCCAAAAGATAAAATCGTATTTGGAATCTTTTATATATAAGAATTGTGGCCTACCATTTTTGTTTTGAGATAGGTTTTTAATATATTTAAATTTTTCAAAGTAAGAATCTTTTAATACATATATTCCATAGTTCTCCATAAAATACCTCGTTAAATTAAAATTAAAGGCCCTATAAAAATTATAGAGCCTTTCAAATCATACAAACCCACAATTTATTAGTCGCATATGGGTAAGCGACAATACTAAGCGAGCCAGTTATTTATTCATCGGATACTGGTTACCGACTAAACTTTAATTTTATGATATATTTTTAGCTAATACATCATTACTATTATTTAGTGCGTGTTCACTTATAATTATACTAATATAATATTTAATGTCAATTAGGAAGTAAAATTTTGCTTTTATAGGTATATCTTTTTTGAAAATAATTAATAAAAAAAGATATATCTCTTTTTTGTTTTTGAAAGTTTTAGAAAAAGAGATATCTCTTTTTCTGATAATTTGGCTATATAACTAATGTTTAGATTGATAATTTTTTTAATAAAATATTGAACAAAAGGCGTGGGAGTAAAAATATTAGGGGAAATAGATTAATTTTTAGGAATTCAAAATATAAGAAATTTATAGAGTATTTAAAATGAAAAAGGCTAGATAGGAGTAACCTACCTAGCCTTAAATAATTAAAGTTTTTTTACAAAATCTGATTTAACAAATCCAGTTGCTCCATTAGCTGTAGTAATTCTATACCAGCCAATAAAGTCTGAATCTACCCAATCTATTCTGAATACTTCTCCTGGATTAATTGTAGCTACTATATTAGAACTTGTATTACCTTCTGCTCTAACATTAAGAACTGAATCTACATTACAGGTAGTAGCCATTTGTAATTTTTCTACATAGTCTTGACTTACATATCCAGTAACACCTTTGTACTCTATGTAATACCATCCTAAATAATCAGAATCTACCCATTTAATTCTGAATCTTTCTCCAGCTGGGATTTTTCCAACTATACTAGAATTAACATTACCTTTAGCTCTTATATTTAATTCTGTATCTACATTGCAAGTAGTAGCATTTTCTAGTGTAAAATCTTTCTTAAAAAAATCTTCATAGCAATAGTTCATATCGACTGAATTAGTACCAATTCCAGATATAGAACCACTCTCACTATATTGCCACATAGAACAATTATAAGATTTTGCCTTATCTTCACTTACACCATACCAAGCAAGCCATAAAGGATAATTTACTTCGTTGTTATAAAATTTATTATTTATAAAATCAGGATTAGCATAGTTCATTGCCTTATATCCAGCATTCTCTATTGTAGAACAGAAAGCATTTATCATATCTGTTGCTAATCTTTTCCCTATTGTATAGCCTTGTTGACTAGCATATCTTAAAGTATCATATTCAAAATCGTAACATACTGGAAAATCTACTTTATATGGCTTAATAGCTTCTAATACATACTTAGCCTCATTTATAGCCATTTCCACATTCCAAGCATATGAGAACCAATAGATTCCTACTGGAATGCCTAACTTGTTACATTCCTGAATATTTCTTATAAACTGTTTATCTATATTATTTCTTCCATATCCTGCTCTTAACATTATAAAGTCCACATGATCTTTTACTTGCTCCCAGTTTATTCTTCCTTGATGTTCACTTACATCTATTCCTCTTAGTTTTGTCATTTTAATCAATCCTTCCTTTTAAAAAAATTTTTATATAATTAAAGGCAATAAAAAAAGACTATCTCTAGTCCCATATTATTGCCTTTATAAACTACTTATTATCTTTTAAACCTTTTGTGCTAGGGTCTACAACTACACCTATTAATGCTGCTGCAACTGCTACAACTGCTACTGGATTAGCAAGTATATTTAAAAATGCTTGTCCTAGTAAACTCCAACTTGTAAGGGTATTAAAATCAACGCCAGCTGCACTAAATATTACCCCACCAAGGCCTAACCAAAAGTATGGATTCTTTAATCTGTTTTTTAAGTTTTCGTTCATTACTCAATTCCTTCTTTCTTTTTTTCTATTCCATCTAATCTGTGATGTGCTGATTTAGTGCTTTCTTGAAGTTTTGCTATATCTAACTTAATTCCTTGGATTTCTCTAGCTTGTGCTTTAAAATCTAGTCTAATATCATCCACGCCATTACTTATATAATCAATTTTTGTTGCTAATACTGTATCTTGTACAGTATCTTCTCTAATAGATCTATCGCTATCTTTTTTAGCTTTCCATATTCCAAAAAAGACACCTGATAAAGTGCCTAATATTCCTATTATTACCGTTAAATCTACATTCATCTCTCTATCCTTTCTGTAATTTAGGGAAATAAAAAAAGACTATCTCTAGCCTTAACTTATTTCTATTATTATTTAAAGTAAATAGTAAATATTATAAATTTCACCAACTATAAAAGTACCACTAAATTTATATGTTTCCCCTG